TTTACTGCTGAAACTAAATCATAAAAATCAAAAACGTCATGATATTGTCTCCTACCAAAAAAGTCATGCATGTACAAATATCCATCATCTTTTAAATAGGGCAAGGCTTTAATCGCACAATATAGACGTGCGCGACCGTCAACAAGAATAACATCAAATTTTGACTTATCATATTTTTCAACAGCATCAATATACGTTCTAAAATATTTAGCCGGCGTGCCTTTGTAATCAGACCTTCTATGACCTTGTGGTTTTTTAAATTCAAGATCACTTGGGATATGATTATAATCAATGTTCTTTATGTCATGCTCTTTAATTTGTTGACTTACTTTTTCATACCATTCAGTTGTGTGTTCAAAGCTACAAATTTCTTTTACAAAATTAGAAAAATATAAAGTAGAACCACCAGAGCCCCACTCTAACATTGTTTTGTCTTTGCCCAATTCAATTTCAAGTAATGATCTTTCATCAGGGTGCATCATCACAATTGCAGGATTTTTTATATCTGCTCTCATATTAATACTCCATAAAGTTTTGTTTGCAAATCTTCAAAGCTTCTTCCATGCTTTTAATTTCATAAGTTCCCTGATTTATTCTAGTGTCTGCATGCATATGATAAATCCGTGGTCTTAAGTGTTCTTCACCAAACTCGTGATGGAATTTTCTTTGTTTCTCTCTGTTTGCTTTACTTCGAATATTATATTCAACTGGGAATACATATACTTTCAATCCTTCTAGACAGCTTTTCCACAACGAAATACGAAATGACGCCTGATCCCATGGACAATACTTCTGGTATTTGTAAAAATATTCTCGCCAGTCCTTAAAAAGATTCATAACCTTTTCGTTTTTCTTGAACACCAGTACACCAGTATTTAGTTCAGAAAAAGCGTATGGGATATCACGATATTCAGGCATAACATTAGAATATTTAATACGTTTTCTAGCCAAATCATGTGTTCCGGCAAAATCGAAATTATCTAAAAGTTCGAACATATCCTCAATATTATAATCAATAATTGTATCAGTATCTAGGAATAATGTTTGTTCATAAGGAGTTTTATCAATATAATCAATTTTTGGTCGAAGGTGACCAACTTTAATTGGAATCCATGTGTCAACAAACTCAGAATTAACCGGAATATCCGAAAAAACTGTTATTGGTAGGTTTGGGTTGTGCTTTTTAAGCGATTCGGCAGAGAATAGCATTTCTTTAATAAAATTCTCTCCGAAAGCAATATATAAAACTCCTCTATTCATTATTTCTCCTTGTACATCCTTAATATGTTCGAATATAGCCTTCTAGACCAATCAGACGGGTTATATAAGGCATCAAAAGAAGCTTTTGCGCTGTCTGCCATACTTTGCCTAGTTTTGTGATCTCGAAGGCTTAGAAGCGCCTTTAACCAGCCTTCTTTGCTATATGCAATAAATCCACAATCTGGATCTCCTAAAATATGATAATTGCTAGGAGTTTTATCACCTATAACTGGTATACCTAATTGATGAAAAACAAAAGCGCGACCGGCGTTTGATTTGTTCTTCATTCTTATAATATAATCTGTTTTATACAAACCTTGATCAACGCAAGTTTCGTGTTTGGATAAATTAAATGGTATATTTGTAATATTTGGTACAATGCCAATATCACAACTCAACAAGTCTTCTTTAACTGTCGCAATATTCCAGTTTTTCATAATAATGTTTTTAATATTTGGTCGACCTATCTGCCAATTAAAAGATGCTGGGGAAGTGACAATTAATAATTCAATATTACATTGCTTTTCCATTTCTTCCAATGCAGTTTTTAAGAAAGGATTAAATTTGGCTAAATGTGTGTAACTTCCATGATATCCTATTCTTAAAACTTTTTTTTCTTCATGTTTTTTATAGTCTTCTTCTGCTTGGTACATGTTTTCAACTAATGGAAACATAAAAACATTTTTGTAATGTGCAAGACTATCTTTTTCTTCTAAAGAACCAACAATTACAAAATCAATTGGTAAATTCTTTTTATCTGCTGCTAAGTTAATAAGACCGACTTTCTTATCAGGAAATCTTTGTTTTAAATCAACTGCAGCTGCGACGTCATTTTTTGAACATATAAGTACATCATAATCTTGTATATTCATACCTTTTCTATAAATGTCCGAACTTACCCCGACATGACTAAAATATTCATTTAAATCATTAACCCAAATTCGGTATGATCCAACAGACAAATCATGATTGGTGGAAACAAACAGTATCTTTTTCATTTGGCAATATACTCTTTTGCTGCTTTTAAAAATTTCTCAGCGTACTTTTCTTGTGTGTATTCTACAGCATATTCGTAGCCTTTGTCAACTAATTTTTGCCGTTCTTTTTCATTTTCTAGATAATATGTCAACTTATTTATAATTTCTTCATCTGACATGTGCATATCTATTTCAATCATAAACTGATTGAATTTTTCTTGCTCTTCACCAGGCATGTCTGCAGATAACACAGCTCCACACATTGGTATTTCAATGTATTTACCAAAACGGGAACGTGGCTTTCCGCTGCATGTAACACATATTTTTGCTTTACTTAGCTCTTGAGCGTAAAAAAAACTATTTCTATCAGACGCAGCATCACCGAGATTTCCACCTGGGTGCTGAAGTATTTTGCAGTTGTATTTGCGCGACATTATTGGTAGAATTCTTTGTGCCAAGCGCATTCTCAAAGGATAATGATCTCCCAATAATGATTTTGTGTAAACCGCTCCTGCCAGAAGAATATCGTATTCTTTAGGCATGCCATAATCTCTGTAAATTACTTTTTCTGCACAATGAGGAATGTTAACAAACTTAACTGGGTGTTCTTTATAACTTTGGAACATTTTAATGTATTGCTCCATATCATTTTTGTGATGACATATAACCAAGTTTGATTTGCTTTCTGTAATTTCTTTTATTGTCCACTCTATGTCATACATTTCATTATAGCGTATGCATTTTGTTGGTTTAATATTAGAAAATTCTTTTAATTCTAGTGGTTTATAAGCAATTACAACATCAGGCTGTTGTTCGCCATAGATTAAATCAATATTCTCTTGAACCGTTTTTGAACTATCATAATTTTCCCAACCATTACCAGACCATGTTAATTCACATAACTTACCAATAGCGCGAATTCCATGAAAACGAACACGCGACATCTTAGTTAAATAAGTTCGTCGATCGCACAAATATAATACTTTCATTATAGAAATTTCTCTTTTAATTGTTCGTAATATGAATTAGCAGGATAATCTGCATCTTTATTTGCATTACTGCGGCGCCACATTTCATTCCACAAATGAATAGCATATGTATTTTCGTCAAACTGTATATTGTGTTCTGGGTTTAACACCAAATTCCACATACACCCTGGAATTGGACAAAATGTCTCAGGCGGTTTAACAAAAAAAGACATGTTGTATTTTTCAACCATTTGTTTTACTAATCTAGGTCCAATCTCGCCCCAAACAAGCATTTCTTTCTTTTTTTCCATGCAAGTTTCAAATGAATCCAGCGCAATAGGATTTCCAACTGGCATTTTAATAATGCAAGATCCAACATGTGTATTTCCTTGATTTAGAGGCAAAACCTCTTCTGAACAAAAGACATATGGTGTATCAAAATCAAACTTCTTAAGACAAACAACATCAGTATCTACCCAATATCCCCCTTTTTCAAATAATAATTTATATCTAAAGTAATTTGAAAAAGCTGAGTAGCTTTTATGATCTTTGTACATAAAAATCATATCTTCTGGTAGGATTTTGTTACCATCTTTAATCTTCACACCTTCGGGTACGCCTTCGACGTCCGAATAAGTGTATAAGTGAACTTCATGTCCATTTTTTACAAAAGAGGAGAGGCTAAGTCTTTCCATGGTCGACAATTTATTTCCGACCCACATTGTTTGAATAATATCATTAGCCATTTGCCACTCTTTGCCAGAAGCGATTTGGCACTTCCTTCAAGTAGTCTTCTATTTTTGTTACATTCTTTGTTTTAAACCATTTTTCGTTTAAATGCTGAACGTTGTCGTTTATTTCAAGCTCACAACCTAGAAGTTTTGCCTCGATAACCAATCTAGGACAAGTATCTCCTCCAGTTGGTAAAAAGCATAATCCTTTAGATTTAGCTAGTGTTTCCAATGTTTCTTCATAAGATTTACCATGAAGTTTAATAAATTCTTTCTCGTTTTCTTTGCACCATTTTTGTGCTTCTTGGGCGCCTTTAACCCAAGATGGAGAAGCTGATATTACCCATTTATCTTCTTTGCTACCCTTATATTTTTTTCGTAGATTTTTGATTTTTTCAAAGAAGGAGTCATCAAATATTGAAGATAGCACAACACACTTTTCTTTATCTAAATCTAGATGTTCTAAATGTACTTCCATTTGTTTTTCAGACATAAAGAAAATGTTTGCAGCTGCAGATAGAAACTTATTAACATTTTTACCATGCTCTTTTGTAGCGCAATTGCATTCTTCGCCTTCAAGAGTCTTGTGTAATTCAAGATTACGATATTGACAAAATTTATAATCAAATTCAACAACGTTATAAGATTTAACAGACTCAACAATTCTATCGTGAACGCTGGCGTTGAGTTGTGTATAATTGCCGAAAATCCAAGCTTTATCTTTATTAGCTTCGACAAAAGCTTCAGTGACATGTGCACAATTGATCTTGTAAACTTCTTTATCAGTTTTATCAATAAGTGCTTGCAGGCTGAATTCTGCTCCGCCGGACAATTGATCTGCAAAATAATCACTTACAAAGATATAATCAGCATCCATGGAAGTTTTCATATCTTCTCCAAAGATAGTTGTAACAAATTTCTTGCACATCTTTTCTTCAGAAAAGTTTTCTAAAATCCATTTCTGTAGCTTTTTTGCTTGAGATTTATAGCGAGTAGGATCTTTATAAACATCACTCATTTTAGCTTTTGCAGAACCTTTTTCTGGCACTGCCCACTGTGAGCCCTCTTGTAAAACACCATTCCAAACTGCTGATTTTGGAATATCTTTTAATTCGTAAGAGACGCGACCGAACATATGTTTATTTTTTGCGCGACCTTTCTTATTTTTCTGTGGCATATAAAGAAAATCTACATGACCACTCCAGTCTGTCGCGATAACTGGAAGTCCATTATATGCTGCTTCAAACAACGGAAGACCATACCCCTCGCCATGAGTTAATGAAACTAGAGACTTGATTTTGGGATGTGTGTATAACCCATTCATCTCTTCTTCCGACATTGTTCCATGAAGAAGATAAACCTTGCATTTTGTATCGGCTGGTCTTCTAGATAATAAAAGATCTAATCGCTGTTTAATATGCCGACGATCTAAAATACAATTTTTCATTAAATTAGTTTTTACCACCAATCCAACTTTTTGGTCTTTAAATTCTTCCATAAACCAAGCAATAGTATTCTCAACATTTTTTCGAGGTCCCCATTGTGCGACCATTAAGAAATTAAAATCATAATCTAAATCAAGATCAACGGGCTTTACTTCTAATGTTTTGACAGGATAGTTAACAACCTCAATAGGTGTCTTACACCTAAAATCATCAATCTTTTCGCCTGTACCTTCTATTGTACCACTGTAAGAAGTATTTTCATACACATCCTTAGAATGTTGCGATGGTACAATAATTTTATCCATAAGGGCAGCTTTCTCAATCCAGCTTGGCGCCACTTTTGTAGTTTCAATGCCGGCTGTTACACCAATATTAACCGGTGCATATCTTTCCCACTCATTAGGAATTGTGACTTGAATTGACATGTCATACGGAGCTTGATTATTATTTCTTGTCTGATATTCAATAGTTTTTTTAATTAAACCATCAATCCATTGTCTTTCATCTGAATTTTCATATATCCAATTAGTTTGTCCCCAATTGATAGATAATAAGTAAATATCTAATACATCTTCATATCCACGAAGCGCTCTCAATAAATATCTACAATGTTCGCCGTAGCCAGATTGTGTTAAAGCTGGTCCTCTTACTAATACTTTTTTCTTCATATTAAACCTCTATTAACTCCCATGATTTATAATTTTTTCTTGTTTCCCATGAACCGTGTTTATCCATTAAATATGTAATAACTTGATCCCACTTATCTCCATATTCTGAGAAGTTATAGTTTGTGTTAACATGTTCTCTTCCCTTTTCTCCTAGCTTGTCTCTTTCCTCTTTGCTCATTTCGTAGATTTTAACCATAGCGTCAACGACATCTTTACCGCTCACTCGGTCTTCATAAATCCATGGAATATCTTGTGAACCAATGATAGCCTTCGAAGCTGGCTCGATACCAACACCAAACCAATTTTCACCATCAGTCACCTGTTCTTGCAATCCACCAGTCATTGTAACAATAATAGGCGTCTCACATGCTAACGATTCAAACGTTGCCAATCCAAATCCTTCTGCATCAGCAACATTAATTGTGCAGTCAGCCATATTGTATGCTACTGCCAATTGCTGTGGTGGTACTTTTTCTTCTGAAAACATAACTTCACCGTTTGTTAAACCAAGTTCATGAATGATGGCTTCAAGGTCTTGTCCATGTTGATCTCTAACTTCTGTATGCATTAACAGAACTGCTTTATCTCTACCTACTTTATTTAGAAAATCATTAAACCAAAAAATTAAAGAACCACTTTGCTTTCTACGAGCATTTCTATTATTCCAGAAAAATACAAACTTATCAGATGCATTTCTAAAATGCTCTTGCTTGAACTCTTTAACAAGTTTTTCATCTAATTTTTTAAAAATATCAGTATTAACCGAATGTGGAAGATAGATCGATTCTGTTTTTGGTGCAACGTTCTGTACGATGTCGTGTGTTACTTTCGAGATACATACAACCGCGTCATTCGAAGCATAAAATTTCTCATTATATGTAGGATAAGGATAATTATCCCAAACGTGATAATAGACCATAGGAATATTTGGTCTAATCTCATCCTCAATTTCCCAAAGCCAGCCAAAAAATCTTGGATCTGTCATGAACCATAACATATCTGGTTTTTCAGTATGTATAATTGATCTTACTTTATCATGACTTCCGTATCCATCAACTGGATATATTACCCAGTCCTCTCCAAAATTACCAACTTGAGTTGGTGTGTAGTCTTTATGTTTAACAGCTCCTCCGAAACACACAAAACTATATTTGCCTGTGTTAATCAGGGCTTCAATCATATAGCGTGTTTGTGTGCCGACTCCGGAAGGACTTAAGGGGTGATCGCTGATCACAAAAATCTTCTTCTTTTCAGTCACATTAACCTCTTCTTATTTACAGTGCGCAGTTTTATAAAATTCACATTGTCGACAATTTAGTCGGTTTTTAATGTGTTTTTTCGCCTTTATATTATACAACGCTTTTGTCAATAAGTTAAGAGCATTTTCTGTTTTCTTTGCTCCAGAGGTGACACGAAAGATTTCTACATGATCTTTTTTTGCTGTTCTCTTAAGAAGAGCAAAGTAGGTTTCAATGTTTTTTGGATCAATATTATGCTTTTTAGCAAAATAGTGTTTATAAAATGTAAGCTGATAAGTTGTCATAGGATCTGTTTTTCTCTTAAAATTCCAGCCCCAAGAACACGATTTCCAATCGATTACGTGATATTTACCATCTTTCGTTTTAATTACTAAATCAATAAAGCCTTTGAAATTATGATCTTGCTCTTCAATTGGCTCATATAATTTTTCTTCAACAGAAACAACTTCGAATTCATTAAACTGTTCTTTTAATGCTGGGATGATTAAATCTACTAGAAAATCACCTTGTCGACGCATATCAGAAACCATTTTAACATCTAAATTTTCTTTGATATTATCAGGCAAATTATTTATTTCTTTAGAAAAAGAAAGCTGAAAGAGTGATTTTTTATCTTCAATTTCTTTCAAAACAACTTTCTCGCACACAGTGTGTAAAGCAGAACCAAAAGCAGTATATAAATTGCCCTCAAAACCTTTTAATTTATCAATGTAGACTAATTTGTGGTAATAAGAGCATTGATTCCAATTTTTAAGTTCTGAAAATGATATATGTTTAGTCATTTGTCTTCTTTGTGGCTTTTCTAGTTGATCGTCCTGAAGATCTTGTAGTTCTCTTATTAGTCGTGCGAGAGGTTCTTGATGTTGTTGAATCCTCTGATTTTAATTCGAGTTTTGGTTCATCCTTAAGTTTTTCAACGTTTTCTACAACTTTTGGCTTTTCAACTTTAATAACAGGCTTTGTTTTCTCTTTTTTTAATAAGAAGACAAATTTCCCTCTATTGTTTGCGTTTAAACCTACATTAATAACAGATTTATCCTCTACGCAAGTAGTAATATTGTAGCCTTCTTTTTTTAAGAAGTTTTGTGCATCATATAAAGTAAAAAGTACTGTTTTACCAGACCTCATTTCTTCTGTAGATAGTGATACGTCTAATGTTACTCTGTCTTCATCTTTTTTAATAATTTTCTTCATTTTGTAATTCCTCCAATTTTGAATATAGTACGGGACTTATTTCTTTTAAGTATCTTCGTTTTCCAAGATAATAATCTTCAAACCCATCAGCAAAATACTCTCTTAATGATGTTGCTGCATATGGAGAAGCAAAAATATGCTGTGTTATCGAGGTTAATTTCGGATATCCAATTTCTCTATATAAGAAATTATCAAATTCCAAATTGTAATCTACATCATTATAATATGCCGGATCTGTCTGATATCCTTCATATTTTAACACTCGACGAAGTGCTTCTCTTTTTCGCAAAAATTCATCTTTTATTTTTTCATCTGCATATAAAAAGGCTTGATATCTATTTTCGACGGCATGTGCAATTTCGTGCACAATATCATCTATCATGTCTTTAAAATTATCTTGTTCATTTGTAATATAAAGTGCCCCATCCATGTAAGCAGCATTTATATTACGATCTTTTAGATGTGCAAATTGTCCAACATATACAACATCAACTAAAGATACAAACCTGTGAGGTATTTTTGTTTTTAAAAATATTTTAATATCATCAATATCAATATTGTCTGGGAGCGGATCCGTCACAAACATTTTTGTATTACCTGTAAGATAATATTCTCCCACTTGTTTTACAGACCTTTCAGAAGAACTTTTAATCATATCTATTATATTTTCACGATTCATTTGTTTCTGCTTCGAGCGCTTGCTTATATAGATGTTCACCTTCTTCGACATCAACCAGTGCCTGTTGATAGCCTCGGATCCAATTTTCTTCAGCCATTGATAATACCAACTCTTTAAATTCAGATGCCAGTACACTAATAACCATTTCTAATGTCACTTCATCGTTTTCAGGTTGAATTTTATTGCCTACATAATTGACAACCAATTCTTTTAAGTCATTATCGACTTCAACTACTTCTTTTAATGTTTCATTTTGAACATTCATATTACACTCCTTAATAATATAATTACACTTTTTAAAAAGTAAAGAAACTACAAGATTTTAGCTGCCAACGTAGCAATTTTAGAACGTTCACCTTTCTGCAATGTTATATGACCTGATATATCATACGTCTTAAATTTTTCTATTGCATAAGAAAGACCATTCGTTGTCGAATCTATATAAACATTATCAATCTGCTCTATATCACCAGTTAGCACAACTTTGCTTCCTTCACCAACTCTTGTAATAATAGTCTTAAGTTCGTGAATTGTTAAGTTCTGAGCCTCATCAATTATAATAAATGCTTTAGAAATCGAACGACCACGAATATATGTTAAGGCTTCAATTTCAATTGTTTTATCATCAAAAAGGTGTTCCATATTTTCATGCTGACCATTCATTAAGAACTCTAAATTATCTTGTATAGGCATTAACCAAGGTCTCATTTTTTCTTCCATGGTACCCGGTAAAAATCCAATATCTTTTCCCATAGGCTCAACCGGACGTGAAACGACCATTTTCTTATAAAGACCAGTTTCAACAACTTGCTCTAATCCAGCAGCTATTGCCATAAGAGATTTTCCGGAGCCGGCTTTACCAATAATAGTAATAATATTAACATTCTCATCCATCAGCATATCTAGCGCGAATTGCTGCTCTTTGTTTCTAGGTCGTAGTCCCCAGATACCTTGTTTTTGATAATCATTAACTTTTCTGATTGGTGTATTGTGGTCAATAAATTTTGCTAATGCAGTTTTTTTCTCATTTTGATTCGAAACAAGCATTACAAATTGTTGAGGACTTAACTTAATTTCATCCTCTTCTAAATAAACCTCTTCACCGGCATAGAAATGATCTATGGTTTGATCGTCGACTAAATGAAGGGTAAACCCAGTATAAAGCTGTGAAGTGTCTTGAACAACCTTTTCTGAAGAGAAATCTTCACACAATACTCCTAGCGAATCACATTTAACACGCATGTTAATATCTCGCGAAACAACAATAACTTTTCTTTTTGTACTTTCTTTTTCTGTCAAAGCTGTACAAATAATTTGATTATCTGAGTCTTCTCTATCCAAATCAGGAGGAAATAGTTTTGAATCAAATCCTTTCACAGATATAATACCAAGCTTTTTTCTTAAGCGAATGCCTTTATGAAGATTTCCATTTGCACGTAAACCATCTAAAGTTCTAATAATTCCTCTTGCATTGGCGCCAACGCCATCATGTCTCTTCTTGTGCTTATCGATTTCTTCTAAAACTTTTAGAGGAATTACAATATCGTTATTTCCGTATCCGTATATCGATTTGTGGTCAGTTAGGAGAACATTTGTGTCGAGTACATATACTCTTTTCATAAAAATTTTGCCTTGTTATTAGTAATTAGTCTTTTGCTTCATAGTTACTTATATGAAAATGAAATCAAATCGATTGATTGCTTTATTCTTGTTTTTTGCATTATTTTTTGTATCATGTGCACATAATACTACATCTAAATCAGTTCGTGAAGTAAAAAAAACATTTGTTAAAATGGATGTATCCATTGTACTAGTAAAATGCATCGATGGTCAATGTCATTCTTTTAAAGGTGGGTCTGTTGCATCCGGGGCAGGTGTCATGTATAATGGTAAGGTCCATGTCTTAACTGCTGATCACGTTTGTGATTATAGTGATCTCACAGGTCCTGCAATTGCAAATGGATTTACACCAAATATTAATATAACAGCAATTGATGCTAGTGGTGCTAAACATAAATTAGAAGTAGTAAAACAAGAAGCCTCTGCAGATTTGTGCTTATTAAAAGGTAAAGACAAAGATTTGAAATTACCCACCATCTCTTTAAGTGCAGTGCCGCCAGAAAAAGATAATAAATATTATAATTATGCGGCGCCAGCAGGAGTGTTTAGTCCAGGTGTTGTACCTTTATTCACAGGAAATTACTCTGGTGTCTATTTCGGAGTATATGCCATGTACACTATTCCTGTTTATCCCGGATCTTCAGGATCACCTATTGTTGATGTCAATGGTGATTTGGTAGGAATGGTGCACTCTGTACACAAAAATTTTCATCATGTGTCTTTCTCAGCCACATATGAACAGTTGAAGCTTTTTCTTTCTACTCCAAAAGAAGCTTCCAAATTTTCTTTTATTGAGTAGGGTCTGGTTCAGACGAAGTATTTTCTAAAGTTGCTAGACATTCTCTAGCTTCAGATAAGAGTCTAATCTGTTTTGTAACCTCTTCGATAATCATTGAATGGTCGCCTACGCCTACGGCATTATTAACATATATGTCAAGAGTAGCTATAGCTTCTGCTTCTTGTGCTTTAAACTTTTGTTTAACAGCATTAAATATTGACATTGCACTCATTTTTTACCCCAATAATAAATTTTTCTTTTCTTTAAGCTGATTGTTGAATTCAGTAAGATCAACATTCTCGCCTTGTAATTCTTTATAATATAGTTCGCCCAAGTAAGGATAGCGCTCAAATACTTGACGCATCGAATTTAGGTTCTCGTTTGACTGTATTTCCTTTACGAGATTTTCCACTTTTTTTGACATTTTTAGTCTCCTCTTTAATAAGAGCTGGATCTTTTCGATATTTCACAAGAAATGACCCGTTTGCTCTTCTACGAATCTTTGTTTGAAGTTCATTACTGTTTATTTTTGCAACCTTCTCTTTTGCTAATTCGTAAGTGCTAAAGAACCCGGCGTCAGTCCATGGGTGTCCTTGCGATATTTCTTTGTCTGTCATGGTCTTCCTCTTTTGTTTGCTTTTTCTACTATTAAATCAGAATTGCTTTCACTAAGTTGCATTTTAAGTGATTTGACGAGATTTTTTAACATAATAATTTCATTTCTTAAATCTCTGTTCTCTTTTTTTAACTGTTCGAGTAAATCATCCATCTTAATCGTAATTAGTGAATGGATTTAATTCGTTTTTGCTTTAATTGATTCTTCTAGATTTTTTGGTGCATCACTTATTACAGTCTCCACGAACGTGGTTTGACATTTTACATAAGAATAGCCTACACCTAAAACAAATAAGATTAACATTAATACAAAACCGATTTTTGTTAATTTATCTTTTGTTTCATAATTTAACTTCACAAATACAGTATACTTACATTTTCAAGAAAGTCAAGTAAAAAATTTATACACAGCCATTTTGTGAAAATATAAAAGTTAATGCTAGTGCATATATAACATACATAAAAATAAGATGACGATATTCTTTTACAAAAGCAATAGTCTTCTTTAAGCGAGGATTATTTATTTTCATCCAAATACCTTCTTAATTTATTAGCCAACGATTCTGTCACTGGCATTCCTGGTTGCCAACCATCGTCTCTAT